ACGAGTAGTGAGCGGTTCATTTACCTCAGCATTTACTTCAGCATCAGCAACATCAAACCCAACACCTAACGGATGTGGTATTTTGAACGCTAATAACTCTGAATCAGTAGTATTAAAAACTATTTCTGAAGGTAAATTAATGAACAGTTCTTGCTCATTAGATGCAAGCGGATCATTAACAGCTTCAGGTTCAGCAGATAACATTAGATGGCAAATTGCAAACCGTGATACAGCTAATGGTACCTTTAGTTTATTTATTCGTCAAGGTGATGATACTACAAATAACATCACTGTATTAGAAAGTTTTACTAATTTATCAATGGACCCAACAGCTCCTAACTATGTTGCTCGAGTAATTGGTAACCAAGTAAAAGCTTATGATTCTGTAGATAATCAAATTGAAATTACTGGAGACTATCCTAACAATTCAAGATATGTTTATGTGTCTGATGTTAAAACACCAACCCCATTCTATTTTGATAATAATGGTGTTGCTAAAACAGCTTACACTGCTTCAATTCCTTCAAACGCTAGTGGTTCATTTATAGGCGCTACAGGTGATTTGTTCGGATCAGGAGCTAAATATTACAATAATATTATTTCTGGTGTAACTAACATTCAAGGAGTATTAAGTCAAAGCTATGACAATATGATTTCTTTAATGGCTAATGCTGATGATTACAGATACAATGTATTGTTAACTCCTGGTTTGTTTGCTTCTGAAGCTCCACTTGGTGCTTCTCAAGTAACATCAATCATTAGTAATACTCAAAATCGTGGAGATGCTATTTTTGTATCTGATTTAGTACCTTTTAGTTCAAGTGTTAATGATGCTACTTCAGCTGCTAACGCTAAAAATACTTCATACGCTGCTTCATACTGGCCTTGGGTTCAAACAGTTGATCCAGATTCTGCTCAATTGGTTTGGGTACCAGCTTCAACTATGGTTGGTGGTGTTTATGCTTACAATGATACAGTATCAGAGCCTTGGTTTGCACCTGCCGGTATTAACAGAGGTGGTTTAAGTACAGTGGTAAGAGCTGAAAAGAAATTAACTCAATCACAACGTGACACTTTATATCAAAATAAAGTTAACCCAATTGCTACTTTCCCTGGAACTGGAGTTGTAGTTTACGGACAAAAAACATTACAAACTAAAGCTAGTGCTTTGGATCGTGTAAACGTTCGTCGTTTGTTAATTGCTCTTAAATCTTACATTTCTCAAGTTGCTCAAAACTTGGTATTTGAACAGAACACAATTGCTACTCGTACTAGTTTCTTAAACCAAGTTAACCCATATTTAGAATCAGTTCAACAACGTCAAGGTTTATATGCTTTTAAAGTAGTAATGGATGATAGCAATAACACTCCTGATGTAATTGATAGAAACCAATTGGTTGGTCAAATTTACTTACAGCCGACTAAGACAGCTGAATTCATTTACTTGGATTTCAACATCTTACCTACTGGAGCAACTTTCCCAGCGTAATTTTTTAAAAACAGAATATTTATAACAAAACAAATAAATAAATAAAATGGCAGTATTAGATCCAAACGAAATATTTTTCACAGCCTTTGAACCCAAACAGGCAAACCGATTCATTATGTATATTGACGGTATACCAGCGTATGAGATTAAAGGTGTTGGTGCAGTCACATTAACTCAAGGTACTGTTCCTTTAAACCATATAAACGTTCAACGCTTTGTAAAAGGTAAAACCACTTGGGGTACTATCCAATTTACATTATTTGATCCTATTACTCCTTCAGGAGCTCAGGCTGTAATGGAATGGGTACGTTTACACCACGAATCAGTAACTGGTCGTGATGGTTATAGTGATTTCTACAAGAAAGACTTAACTTTCGATGTATTAGGACCAGTAGGTGATATCGTTTCAGAATGGATTATTAAAGGTGCTTTAATCACAGATGCTAACTTTGGTGATTATAACTGGGATACTGTTGATACTGCTGTTAACATTACAATGACTGTTCAACCTGATTACTGTGTGTTGAATTTCTAATAATAGTAAAAATAAGATTAAAAGAGCTCGCATTTTTTGCGAGCTTCTTTTTTTTATTAATATTTATAACAAAATAAGTTTATGAGCGAATTTAAGTTTCCAACAGAAGTTGTAGAATTGCCCTCCAAAGGATTAGTTTACCCGGAAGGCCACATTTTAAGAAGCGGTAAAGTAGAAATGAAGTACATGACCGCAAAAGAAGAAGATATTTTATCAAACCAAAACTTTATTTCAAAAGGTATTGTGTTAGATAAATTATTAGAATCACTAACACTAGGTAAATTTGATATTAAAGACCTAATCACTGGTGATAAAAATGCTATCTTAGTAGCTTCTCGTGTTTTAGGTTATGGTAAAGAATATTCATTTACTTATGATGGAAAAGAATACACTGTTGATTTATCTACTTTAGAAAATAAATTATTTAATGAATCCTTAGTATCTAGTAAAGGTACATTTACATTTACTCTTCCTAATTCAGGAACTAAAGTAGAATTTAAACTTTTAAATGAAAAAGATGAAGAAAAAATTAAACAAGAAATTGAAGGATTTAAAAAGTTTAATAAAGAATCATCTACTGATATTACAACTCGCTTAAAACATCAAATTATTTCTGTTGATGGTAGTGAGGATAAAACAGCTATTAAAGATTTTGTTGATAATTATTTACTAGCCTCAGACTCACGTGCCTTAAGAGCATATATAAAAATGATATCTCCTGATGTTGACTTAGTAGCTCCTGTTATGATTGATGGTGTTGAGGAGGACATCGACATTCCTATTAATCTTAACTTTTTTTGGCCTGACATTTAACAATACTGCTGAATTTAGATTAACTATTTTTAATCAAATTCATGAAATAGTATTCCATGGTCAAGGTGGCTATAGTTATGATGTTATTTATAACATGCCTATTTGGTTACGTAATTATACATTTAATAGATTAAAAGAATATTATCACCAATCAACTAATACTAAAAATGAAGATAGTTGGACTCAAGGTAGTGTAAAAGAAGAAGCATCTAAAAATAAACAAGTACAAGTACCTACATATGTAACAAAGGCATCTAAAAAATGATGCCTTTTCATATTTATAATAAACTATTTTAAATGACTGACGACAAAAAGATAAAACAATTAGAAAAGTTAATAGCTGAGTATGAAAAACTTAGTAAAACTAAGTATGAATTTAATATTGATACATCTAATTTAAAACAAGTTGAGTCACAAATTAGAGTAATAGGTAGAGCTGTAAAAGATCTTAAAGATGAAGCAGCTAAATTAGATAATACTTTTGGAAACTTACAGGGTGAACTTGAAGGTATTGTAAAAGAAATGGGTAACTGGGGTTCAGCTACTAGTAAAGCAAATAAAGCCTTTAAAAATATAGCTGATATTACAAACAGATTAAAGTATGATGAAAAAGGATTAAGTGAATTATCTAAAAAAGATCTTGAAAGACTTCAGAAAAAACTTAAAATCAATAAAGAAGAATTAGTAGATGCTGCTAAATCAATCCAAATAAAATATAAAATTACTGATTTAACAGAAGAAGCAATAAAAAATACTCAAGATTTATCTGAAGAAGAAGCAGCTATTTTAAGAGGTTATTTAGATCAATTTGGAATTATTGATAGGATAAATAATAAAACTAAAGAAAGATTAATTGAAGAAAAAAAGATTGAAAAACAAATTGGTTTAGCTGGTAAAGCATTAGATGGTTTAAAGAAAATTCCTATTTTAGGAGAAATATTAAACATTGATGATGCTAAAGAAGACATGAGAGACCTTGCTAAACAGGGTAAAGGTAGTTTTGAAATACTTGGAAAAGGATTATCATCTGCTTTTAGTGGACTAGGTCCATTAGCAATTATAGCAGGAATAGCTAAAGCAATTCAAATGCTTGTTGGGGTTATGTTTGAAGCTGACAAACAGATTACTGATGTAGCTAAAAATTTAAATGTATCTAAAGATAGAGCAAGTGATATAAGACAAAGTTTTTTTGATATTAAAAATAGTGCTAGTTCATTTGGTCAAATACAAGAAGGAAATTTAATTTTAGTAGAAAATTTAGTTAAAACTCAAACTGAATTAAATGAAGCTTTAGGATTATCTGTTGATTTAACTGAAGAACAAAATAGAGACTTTCTTGTTCAATTAACTAATGCTAATAAATTTTTAAAATTAGAAAAAACAGAAACTGAAGGTTTAGTTGCTTTATTTGCTCAAACTGGAGAAGAAGTTGAAGATATTAAAAATTTAATTTTAGGTACAACTAAAGAAACTAAAATTTTAACTGGTTTTCAAGTTAATGAAAGAAAAATATTAGGTGACGTATTAACTACTAGTAATTCAATAAAATTATCTATTAAAGGAGGAACAGAAGCATTAATTCAATCAACAATAAATGCTAACAAATTTGGAATTTCTTTAAAAGACTTAAGTTCTACAACTAGTGCTCTTCTTAATTTTGAACAGTCTATTAATGATGAACTTAATGCTGAATTATTGTTAGGTAGAGATTTAAATTTAGATAGAGCAAGAGCTGCCGCTTTAACAAATGATCAGGTAGTTTTAACAGAAGAAGTAGGTGATTTAATAAAAGGTTTTGGTCCTGACTTCCAAAGAAATTCTATAGCTCAAGAAGCTTTTGCTAAAACTTTAGGTAAAAGTAGAGAAGAAATAGCTGATATGTACACCAAATATTTAGAAACAGAAAAGCTTAGAAACAATCAGCTAAAATTAGGTGAAGATGAAATAAAACAAATAAAACAAAAAGCTAATTTAACTGTAACTCAAGAATCATTACTTAGAGCTGGAAAGCTAAGTGGTGTTGAATTCTATAATATATTAAAAGAATCAGGGGTACAATCAGAAAGATTAACTGAACTTTTAGCTGGGTTGTCTGTAACTTCTTTAGAATCTCAAAGCAGTCAAGAAAAATTTAATGATGCTTTAGCTAGTGCTAAAGAAACATTTACTAGATTTGTTGATGGAAAAACACTAGATAAGTTTGCTAATTTATTAACACAATTTATTAATGTGTGGCAATCCCAAGGACTTATAGCAGCTATAATGGGTACTGGAGGATCAGAAGCCAAAAAAGAAAGAGAAAAAAATATTACCTCAGGTAAATCAGGAGCTGAAGCTAAAAAAGCACTTGTAATAGCAGAACAAGCAGAACGAGGTGAAGGAAGCGGTGTTAACTACACCCGAGATGTTGGTGGTATGGCTACAGGTGGTATAGTTCCTCCTGGTTTTCCAAATGATACTTA